TTCCATTTTGCGTGTTTCCTTTGGCATTTCTAAGGGTGTCCCCTCGCCACGTAATGTGGCATCAATCAAGGCTTGGCGTTTTTCGAGTGTTTCCTCAATCGCCTTGCGCTCTTGTTTTAAGTTTTCTACTTCTTTTTCGAGATCGTTTAAATCATCCAAGGACACATCGCCTTGAAGTTTTTCGCGGATCTCAATTTCTCGTGTTTCAATTTCTTTGAGATTCATCGAGATTCCTTTCCGCTCAATTCGAGCAATAACATCAGTTTCTTTTTTCTCAACTCTAGTTCTCGCAACTCCATGCGCTCTTTTTCCGCCTCCGCCTCAAAGAATGAACGTGCTGATATATTAGTTTGTTCGTAAGCAGGTCTATCGACTGCGCTCACGTCAAACAACTGATCAATTTCTAGGATGCGACGAGTTCGTGTCTGCTTGTCGTACGCATCTTTTCGCACTGTGAATGCGAATGACATTTTGTCGTAGAACCCATTTTGGATGTCTTCGTAAAGTTCCCGTCCTGTGGCGTTCTTTGATAAATCTGCCCTAACAAAAAGACCCTCATCGGTCTTTAGTAATTCAAGTGTGTTGTTTTTAGTCTTGGCTGCTGCTTTGCCAACGTGGTTGATGTTCAAAACGACATCGTCCATCTTGGTTTTGTCCAACGCTCGTGCGTCAATGACTTCACTGAACACAAGCCCGTCAATCTCGAACATTTGGGTCGGTGTTTCAAAAGCAACTGCCTTACCCTCGATGAGCATTTCATCTTTTTGTTCAAACTCAAAACTTCTGTATCGTCTGCTGTCGCTAATCATTTTTTACCTCTTCTTTTCCCGTTTCCTTTTTATCAACAATGATGTCTGTATCTAGTTTTTCAACATCTACATACTCACGACGGATATAGAACACATCGCCACCCTCAACCGGAGGTAGGTTAAGCATTTCTCTTTGTTCGTTGCGTGTCATCATACCTCTATCACCGGATTGTGTCGCCACTTGTAAGCGTGTTTGCCAATTTGCAAACTGTAAGCGTGAACTAGCCCATATAATTTGATTTTCAAAGCTAATTTCTCGCTCAGTAAACATTTTTTGAGTCATACCTTGCGATAATTGGATTAAAAACGGTTCAATTTCACTTTCATAATATGCACTATTAATTGATTCATCGCCCTTTGATTGCAAAATATCATCGTTCGTACTGAAATAGTTATAAACATTCATTCGAATATGGCTTGATTGCTTATCATCAACAATGAACTGCTTTGCTTCAACCTGTTTTAGCTCGGATATCTTATTGTCATAAATCAACATACCCGACTGATTCTCAATTGTTAGGTTGTCTTTAGCAAAACGATCACGTTCTCTAACTAAATCTTCGGGCTTGATATTGTTTGCTATCTTAGCGATATAACGAATAAAGCCGGATGACTTTATGCCATTAATTATGCCTTGGTTCTGTGTGTTAATGAGTTCCATTGTTGGGTACAAAGACATATTGCTATCACCAAACAACTCACTCTTATAGTGATGTGATTTCAAATGAATAACTTCTTGATATGGAATAGCGTATTCTTTTGAATCAAGATGATATTTCAACATTGAAACACCATTAATCATCGAAACTTTACTACCTATCGTAGATATCGGGTACCATCCACTGATATAGCGATACTGATCATAAATTGGAATGATGAAAACATTGTTCTCACATTTGTAAATCGTTGCTGTTCGATATAAGAATTGACTAGTCGTCATAACGTCGTTCATTCTTACTCGAAATAACTTCTCAACATTCTTATAACTCGTTCCATTTATTTTAGGATTAGCCTTTGAACACCACTTTGCGAAAGTATGAATGGCGCTGACTGTTAGATCCATTTCATATACGCCACCCGAATAGGTTGTAAATGACGGAGCATAGCCAACCACCATTCTCATCAATTCGCTTTGTAACATGCGTGTTTCTCTACCTTTAAACAAATCTCGAAGTGCCATTTCATCACCCTTTCTAAATCATATTGATATAATCTTCATAGTTTCTCTCGTAAACAACAAAAGCGTCGATTAAACTGGCTGTGCCATCTATTCGTCGCTTTGGGTTACTTGTTTTAATTAAACTGATATTATCGTTTTTATCCACATCAATTGCTGAATTACTTAAACACCATTTTAAAATAGGATTGTTGTTATAGTTGATTCGTTTCGCTTCCAAGTCCGCTTCTATGTTTTTCATTGGGCTTGACATTGTCTTTTTGCCTTGAATTACAGGCTCAACGGAATTTTCGCCAAAGTTTGCTTTTAGTTCATCAATGATATACTGTGAGTTCCATGAGTCATAACCAATCTTATAAACGTACAACCCATATTTTTCTTGAACTTCAACGAACCACGCCACAACTTCTTTGTAGTTAATCTTGTTCCCCTCACTTAACCGCAATAACCCTTGTTCATACCACTTGTCATAGGGTATTTGATCGAACTTTATTCTATCCTCAAGCTTGTCAGCTGGTAGCCAATACATTTGATGCACATATAACATCGGATCGTTTGGCAATCTAAACAAGAATGTTCCACATGTTAAGTCAGTTGTTTCAGACAAGTCCAATCCACCAATCGCATAACGCATAGGCATCGTGGCGATGTCATATGTCGCTGTGTTATTGAGTGTGTCAAACCCCAACCATGCTTGGCTAGATGTTTCACGAATATTAAATTCTTTACAAACTAAATTTTTAACCAATGCCGGATTTAGTTTAGCTTGTTCAACTTTTTCTTGTAACGTGACTAAATTTTTTATCGTTCCAAGACCGGGGTTAGCTTTCTTCCAACATTTTTCATCTGTCCATTCGGATCGTTTATCAATCTCATAGATAAATGCAAGAAATCGTTCATTTACCATAACGCCATCTTTATAACCAAGAATGACCTTTTCGGCTTGCGCATATTTCTCATCATAAATATCTTCCCGGATGACACCTGCTGTTGAAGTAATGAATATAAATGGTTGCTCACGTGCTGACGTTCCGTCCGCAACAATATCAAATAGTGGTTTCCCATTTTTCCATTGATGTATTTCATCCATAAGCCCACCATGAACATTTAAACCATCAAGGTTATCCGAATCACTGGCTAATGGTTTGAATGTACCATCATTGAAATCACTCTTTAATTCACCCACCAATCCTTTGATACGCTTTCTTAAAGTTGGTGATTTACGCACCATTCTTTTTGCTTCTGTCCAAATTATTTTGGCTTGTTCGCGCGTGTTAGCAACTGCATACACCTCAGCTCCGGGTTCATTATCCGCTACTTGCAAATACAACCCAATACCGGATGCAATTAAACTTTTGCCATTCTTTTTACCAACAACCAAAAAGACCTCTCGATATTTTCGATTACCATTTATGTCAATAAAGCCAAATGACGCTGCAAGTAATGCCTTTTCCCAAAGTTCTAAAACAACAGGTTTTCCACCCATTTTACCTTTAGAATGTCTGCAATAGTTTTCAAAAAACTCAATAATATGGTTGGCTCGCTTATGTGAGTAGTACCATTCTGTGTTTTTATAAGTTAGATCATTATGCAATTTCTCATATGTTTCTCTAACTTTAATTGAAACAACCTCTTCGCCACTTTTAATTTTTGTCCAGTATTCTTCAATCGGGTTGTAATTTAAAGGATATCTAATCACGATTATTTACAAAATCATCGAACCCGTCACCCTTTTGGACAAGTTCTGGCTTCGGGATTAACTCAGATAGTTGTTTCATTATGCTTTGGTAGTTCTTATTCATTGTGTTATAGAGTCGTGCGACTGGTCTTTCACGTTCGTAAGGTTCTAACTTATCCGATTGACTAAATTGTTCAACATAACCCTTTGTATCGAGGTCAAGTTCGTAATCTTCAAGTGTAACAAGCATATAAGCTGCTCTTTTAATCAAACCATCATTCAAATTGAGCGTATCTTTTGGCAAATCTTTGTAAATGCCTTTAAGTCGAGAAACTTCTTTTAAAATACGCTCTTGTTTGTCGTTGTTATCGCATATTTGTGGTAATTTCTTAGGCATTTTTACCTCCTTTTCTTACTAACTTTTGGTAAGGGGTCATGTGACGCTCTGTGTATTGC